ACTGGTCTAGAAGATGACGGCTCTGACAACCTTCGCATTGCTGCTGCTGCGGCTGGTCTAGGCATTTCCGGTGGTGGTGGTTCAGCCCTCGCTCTAGACTTCAGCGAGTTAGCTGATGAGCAGATTGCTTCTGGCGACAGATTTGCTTTCCGCGACGCCACTGATGATGGTATGCACGCCGACACTGTTGATGACCTAGCTACCCTTTTTGCTGGTAGCGGACTTGGTGCTGCTTCTGCCGTCCTTTCTGTTCAGGTTTCTGGTGCCGTCGTGGTTGCCAGTGACAAAGTTGGTCTCTCTGCTTCTATTGCAGGCACAGGCTTGACTTACCAAGGTGGTACAGATTCTATCGAAGCTATACACCTAGATCTCAATGAGCTTGGGTCTGCTACTGTTGATGTTTCAGCAGACAGCTTCGCATTCACTGATTCTGATGATGGCAACAAGGGTAAGCAAGATACTATTGCCGACCTCATGACTGCTGTTGCTGGTGATGCTCTAGTTGCTTCTTCTGGCGTTCTTGCTGTTGGTGTTGACGACTCATCAATTGAGATCGACTCTGATGCTCTTCGCATCAAAGCTGCTGGTGTTACCGATGCTATGATGAACGATGATGTCGCAACCGGCCTTGCTGGTGTTGGTCTTTCCGCTGCTTCTGGCGTTATGGCGCTAGATCTTAACGAGCTTACCGCTGAAGCTGTTGCTTCTGGCGATTTCCTCGCTTTCGTTGACAGCACTGACAATGGCACCCACAAAGAGACCGTTGATGACCTAGCTACCCTTTTTGCTGGTAACGGACTTTCTGCTTCTTCTGCAGTAATGGCGCTTGATCTTAACGAACTATCTGCCGCTGCTGTCGATGTAGCAAACGATAGCATTGCTATTGTTGATGCAAATGACTCTAACGGCTCTAAGAAAGAAAGCATTGCCGACCTTGTAACTGCCATGGCAGGTGCTGGTCTCACTGCTACTTCTGGTGTTCTCAAGGTCACTGGCAACAATGTTGCTTCAAGAGCCGACGGCGATACTCTTGCTGAGGGTTATAACTACTTTGCTGACCTATCTGCCGATGCCACCGTTACTCTACCAGCCTCACCTTCTATTGGTGATGTTGTTACTGTAAAGGCTAAAGGTCTTACTTCAGCTAGCATCATAATCCAGAAAGCTGGCACTCAGACTATCGATGGCGAAAGTACTGCCACTATTGAATCACCTTATGGTGCTCTCTCAATGGTCTACGTTGCTAGCAACGATTGGCGAATCGTCTGATATAACCTTCTGGTTTTAATCAGAATAAATTTGGGTGCCCTCCTATACGGGGGGCATCCTTTTTATTTGCGACTATTTACTGAGAACCCAAAATAAAAGGACTTTTTTTACATGGCTTATAATGTTCTCAAAGGGAATGTTCAATTTATAAATTCAAATACTGGCTCTATTGAGAGTATGGTTGATGATCATAGCAATCAAACAATCGGTGGTATTAAGACATTTTCTAGCGCTATCACAGCTTCTGGAGGTATTTCCTCTGATGCTTTTTCTGGAACCAACATTACCTCCACATCTGCTTCATTTGCGCACTTAACTGTCTCCAGTTCTGTAAACCAAACCCCGTTGTTAATTCTAGAAAAAGGCGAGGCAGAGTCTTCTTTTATAGAATTTAAAAAAGAAGGCGTAAAACACGCAGAAATTAGAGCCAACAACGTCGAGACTTTCATAATAAAAACCGAAGCAACATCTTATCCAATATGGTTTCAACAGGCTGGTAATTATCCGCTTAAGTTTCAAGATAGTAAAGCCTCATTTGAATCCTACCCTGTGCATATCTCCCAGTCTTTACATGTTACGGGCTCATCGTTTATCAACAATCTTTCCGCATCAAACGAGATTTCAGCATCTGCTTTCTTTGGATCAGGTCAGGGCTTAACAAATATCCCCGCCTCGGGTTTAAACCTCGGAGACTCAACAGATAATAGTAGCGGAAACTTGATTGTAAAACTTTCTAGCTCTGGAGGCTTGGAGAGCACAGTAAATGGATTAAGAACCAACCCCTCCTTAACAATCGAAAAAACATCACCAGTCAATGCAGACAAGTTTCTTCTTTCGGATTCTGCAGCAGGAAGTGTTCCAAAATATTTAACATACCAAAATCTTGCCGCAGGAGTAACAAGTGGTATCACAACCTACCCCCCTGCTGGAAACAATGGTGAAGTTCAGATTAAAAATGGTTCTGCCTTTCAAGGTGTAAGTCAACTGAGTTATGATACAACATCAAACACTCTATCTATTACTGGACAATTGACTGCTTCTGTTCATATTTCATCGTCGCAGGTTTATGCAGGGGAGTTTTATGGAAATGGCTCAGGCTTACTTCAGTTGCAAAAAATAGCATTTTCAACACAGAGTTCCAGTTTTTCAGTATCAGAGCAAAACAATATAATTGGCATAAATACATCTGGCTCTTCTCACATTACTGCTTCTTTAAAAGCAGCAAATGTTTATGAAAGTGGTGCAAGGCTAGTGTTCAAAGACACAGCAGGGAGTGCATCAATAAACAACATTGTGATTGAGCCCTCTGGTTCACAGACAATTGACGGCAGCAATACAGGAATTAAGATTCAATCAAGCTATGGTGCCGTAACTATAGCATCAAATGGTACTGATAGTTTCTTTATTCTAGGAGTTAACTGATGGCAGGTTTAGTAGATGAAAACGGAACTTGGGTTGTCAAAGATGATGTGAACTTGTCAAATCTCAAGCTAGAAGCAGTAGATGTCACTGATGGCTCTTGGACTCTTATAGATATTAATAATGGCGTTCAAACGCAAGCATTTGAAGATGGCGCTGTTAAGATAACAACAAATGCAATATCTGCTGGGGCGATTAATCAAGCTGGGACTACATCCTACAATGCCCCAAGGTGGTTTAAAAAACTAAAAAACACATCTGGAAAACAATTAACTCAAAACGACAATTTTATATTTATTGTAAAGCAAATTGGTATGTCCTCAACGAATCCTGCTCCTTTTGGCTTTGCAGTCGGAACATCAATACACCCCTACGCAACTGGCTCAACATTGCAAACAACTCAACTTTTTTCTGCTGGCTGTGTCTTTAATGATGGCTCAGGAACGACAGGCACCAATAATGATTATGTCAACCAAGTGGTGGCGTCGTCGGGAATTATTGGAAGCACGAAAATGGACGACACAAGCATTGCCACGACTATTATTAATTATTCAAATAAAAGTGGCATTATATCACAAACTTTGTCTTCTGTGACAGCCGGCACCACTGGCGCTATTGAAAAGGCTTTAGTAGGTAGCATAACTGGTTCATCCGATCTCTATGTTCAGGTCGGGATGACCACCAGAAACTCAACAAATTCTGCTCTTTCTAACGCTGTTCAAAAACAAAAAATTGGATACCAAGTTATTTTATTAGGATAAAAAAATGAAAAAAGTAATAACATGTTTTGAAACTGCTGTATTGTTCCCCGAGGGATTCGAGATCGATGGAAAGCAAATAGAACTTTGTATCTCTAATGACGAAATCATTTCACTATTGGCAGCTTATGACCCTAACGACTTTAACTCACCAGACATAGTAACCTGCCGAGAACTGGCTAGACTTATTTTAGATGCACTGAATTCATCAGCCTAAAACAACTGCTTTTACTTCAACTGCACACTATTTAAAATGAAAAACTATTTCTACAGGAGTTTTTGTTTATGTCCTCACTATTAGAGCAAGCAATCGTAGACGCCAAGGCGTTGAAGGAAGCCGCAATGAAGAACGCGGAAGCCACCATTATCGACAAGTATTCAGACGAGGTTAAGTCTACCCTCAACCAGCTTTTAGAGCAGGATGAATTAGAGGCTTTATTGAGCGGTGGAGAAGAAGCTTCTCCCGAGGCTGATGCAACCATGGAAGAGGAAGTTGAGAAAGACGAAATCGCCGAAGGCGTTCCTGACTCATTCACAGAAGATGTTGCCGAGCTTGGTGGTGCTAATGAGGGCGATAGTGCTCAAGTAACAATCGACTTTGCAGAGCTTGCTGAGGCTCTCAAAGAACTTCGCGAAGGCGTTGAAGAAGAGCAAACTCTAGACGAGGAAGAAGAGAAAGAAGAAGAGCCAATGGACGAGGAAGTCGAACTTGACGAAGAGTCCATCATGGAGATGGTTGCTGCCATGCTTTCTGGTGATTCTGCCGCAGAAGAAGAGGCTGACGCCGACCAGATGCAAATGGCTGGTCTTGAAGAAGCTGAAGAGGAAGAAGAAGTTATGGAAGAGGGTGAAGACGAAGAGCTTTACGAAGAACTCTCCGACGATCTCCTTGATGCAATCGTAGAAAAACTTACCGTAGACATGGGTGCTACGCTCTCTGGTTGGGCAGGTCGTTCCGCCGAGGACACCAAACACCAGATGGAGCTAGAGATGGCACATCGCCGCAGCACCGATGTAGAAGAAGAACTCGAAGCACTTAAGAAGGCTCAAGAAGAGCTAGTGTTCGAGAACAAGAAATTAAAAGAAACACTTTCCAACTACCAAGAAGTAGTAGGATCACTTAAGGAGAATGTGCAGGATGTAAATCTTAGTAATGCACGACTCCTTTACACCAACCGCACGCTAGGAAATACCTCCCTGAATGAGCGACAAAAACAAAGAATTGTCGAAGCGATTTCTAAAGCTGGTTCGGTTGAGGAAGCGAGGACAATCCACGAGACACTTCAAAGCACAGTGTCGGCCACTCCTAAGAGAGGACCACAATCACTAAGCGAAGCTATCACCCGTCCAACTTCCATTATCCGTGCATCTCGTAAGGAAGAGCCAAAGGCTGATCCATTTACTGCGAGAATGCGTAAACTAGCAGGTATCAATTAAATCAAATTTAAGGAGGATTTATAATTATGTCTAGTATTGTTGAAAGACTCACCGAGGGTGTAGTCAACCGTGATATGCGTGCCGAGTCCCACGCTCTTCTATCCAAGTGGAAGAAAACTGGTCTTCTAGAGGGCATCGAGACTGAGCGCAAGCAAAACTCTATGGCTCGTCTACTTGAGAACCAAGCCAAGGAGCTTCTCCGTGAGAGCACCGCCCTTGGTGGTGGTAATGTCGAAGGCTTCGCTGCCGTCGCTTTCCCAATTGTTCGTCGCGTCTTCGCTGGTCTTATCGCCAACGATCTCGTCAGCGTTCAGCCCATGAGCCTACCCTCTGGTCTCATCTTCTTCCTCGACTTTACCTTCACTGGTGATCTCGGTGGTGTTAGTGGAACTGGTAGTCGTTTTGGTAACGAAGATGCTAAGTCAATCTACGGTACTGATCAGGTTGGTTCTGCCGTAATCGATGGTGTTGACCTCGTTGGTGACAGCAAGCAGGATCTTTCTGGTCCTCGCTCTTCTGCCCGTGGTTACGCTTACGCTTCCCCAACTGGTAGCTCCGATCTGATCGCAAACGCTGATTTCGCCGTTAAGGGCATTTTTAAGCTCGACGGATCAGTTAGTGATGCTAACAAGAAGCTCATTGAGTTCGATCCCGATCTACTCGCTGTCACCGACAGCAGCTTGGGACTTATCGTTGTTGATATTGAAGAAGAAGATCTAAAAGATGCTTCTGTCGGAGTCCTCGACACTGACAACCTATCAGCAGTTGCGATTACCGCAACCGGTCTTACTGAGGCTGTAGATCGCCTCGATGGTCTGACCACCGAGGCTACTGATCTAATCAGAAGGCTCAGCCGTCCCGTGTCTGCTGCCGAAGCCGCAACCACCAAGAGGGCTATTCGTCTTACTATTGTTGCGCCCGGTGCAAACGTCAATCCCGCTGACGCCACTACTACTGGCAACTTTGCAGCGGATTCATTCCAGCTTCCAATGCGAGATACCATCGACGCTGTTTCTGGTGTCGCTGGTGCAGTTGCTGGTCAACTCTTCCCACTAGAAGGCAACGCCGACATCCCTGAGATTGACATCAAGGTTGATTCAACCGCAGTCACCGCTCAGACCAAGAAGCTAAAGGCTAAGTGGACCCCAGAGCTAGGTCAGGACCTCAACGCATACCACAACTTGGATGCCGAGGTTGAGCTTACCTCAATTCTCTCCGAGCAGATTGCTCTTGAGATTGATCGTGAGATCCTCGCTGACCTCGTTAACGGCGCTACCGCAGCTACCCGTTACTGGAGCCGTGCTCCCGGTCTATTCGTAGATTCCAACGGCAACGAGCTAGGTGCAACTTCTGCTGCTCCTGACTTCACCGGTACTGTCTCTGAGTGGTACGAGACCCTCGTTGAGACCATCAACGATGTCTCCGCACAGATTCACCGCAAGACTCTTCGTGGTGGTGCTAACTTCGTCGTCTGTGGACCCGAAGTTGCCAACATCCTTGAGTTCACCGCCGGCTTCCGCGCAAGCGTCACTCACGACGACGAGAAGGGCTCCATCGGCGCTCTCCGCGTTGGCTCACTAAGCAAGAAGTTTGA